CGAAATGGCTGTCACTTTTGGTGGTGCCGCTACTGACTCGGCTAACACTGCTGCAGGCTCGATGAAGCGTTTAGGCGTTGCCCTTGGTGAGGCCAAAGAAGGTGTAGGCGCTGCACTGTTGCCAATACTTGAAAAGGCTCTGCCGGTGTTGCAATCGTTCGCCACGTGGGCACAAGACAACCCAACACTGATCACGGCTGTAGCTGTTGCTTTCGGTGCTTTAGCAGCCAGCGTTGTTTTGGTTAATGCGGCCATGGCGTTAAACCCTGCAGTGCTGATTACGGCTGGCATTGTGGCTTTAGGCGTTGCTTTGGTCATGGCCTATAAGCGCTTTGATACTTTCCGCGCTGTAGTTAATGCAGTGGTTAATCAGGTGGCGCGTAACTTTGAGTTCATGGCTAACGCTTTTATCACCATGATTAACGTAGTTATTAAAGGCATTAACTTGATTAAGCCCGGCAAAGACATTGGCTCACTTGGTCAAATTAGCCTTGGCCGTTTAGGTGGTGAAGGTAGTGCAGTTGGTGGCGCTAACCCTGCAGGACTCGACTATAAAGCAATGGCTACCGGGGGCATTGTCACTAGCCCTACTTTGGCGCTAATTGGCGAGGCAGGCCCAGAGGCTGTTATTCCGTTGTCTAAGGCTGGTGGTATGGGCATGAATATCACAGTAAACGCTGGACTGGTCAGCACACCAGATCAAGTAGGTCAGGACATTATTGCTGCCATCCAAAAAGCACAGCGCCGTAGCGGAACGGTATTTGCCCCAGCATGAGCGTTCCTACAATGCAAGTGCTGGTGGGCTTTCAATCCACTACTGGCTTTGGTACGCCATTCATGCTTGACGATGCTTTCTATGGTGTTCTAGACACTGCAGGCCGCGGCACGTTAGGTGGCCTGACCTTTGTTGATCTGACCAGCCTTGTAGAGAATGTCAGCATTACCCGTGGCCGTTCACGCCAGTTAGACCAGTTCAACGCTGGCACAGCTGTTATTGCTTTTGACAACGCCAGCCAAATACTTAACCCAAGTAACACGGCCAGCCCTTACTACCCGTTTGTCTTGCCAAGGTGCCCCGTACAGATACTTGCTAACGGCATACCGATCTACACGGGTCTGATTACTGACTGGAACCTTAACTACGACATCAGCAACCAAGACATGATGTACGCGTCGTGTTCTGACCAGTTCACAGTGCTTGCTAACCAGTCATTAAACGCTGTAACCCCATCAGCACAGGCCACAGGTGCACGTATTAACGCAGTGCTAGACCTTGCAGAAATTAACTACCAAGGCGCTCGATCTATTGACACAGGCTCATCGACTCTCGGCGCTTTTGCTATCAGCCAAGACACTAACTGCCTTAACTATCTGCAGCTAATTAACACCAGCGAGCAGGGCTATCTGTTTATGAGCGCTAACGGCACCCTTACTTTTAAGGGTAGGTCTAGCGTTCTTAACCCGGTGGCTGGCGCTACTTTCAACACCAACGGCACAGGCATTAGGTACCAGTCGCTAATTAACCAATTTGGTGACGAGCTGCTATACAACTACATAGTGACCCAATCGCCAGCAGGGGCAAAACAAGAAACCAGCGACTCGGCCAGCATTGCGCTCTACCAGGCTCAGCAGTATTCACTGATGGACTTGCTTAACAGCACCACCACAGAGGTTGCTGGCCTTGGTAATTATCTGCTAGGTAAATACAAAAACCCTGTGTTGAGGTTTACAGGGCTATCTACCGAAATGTCAGCGCTATCGGCCACAGATCAAAACATTGTGCTGAACCTTGACATGACCAGTATTTGCACTGTCGTTAAAAACTTTGTAATAGGCACCCCAGCGACCGAGACACAAACCCTGATTGTGTCTGGAATTAGCCATAACATCACACCTGGCAGTCATATTGTTTCGTACACTTTTGAGAGTACGGACGGCAACCAATATCTAACCCTTGACGATGCAATCTTCGGAACGCTCGATAACAATCTTTTAAGTTTCTAAAGGAGACAAACATGACAGTAAGCGCAGCAACAGTACCTGGGGAAATTCTTACCTCGGCGTATTTGAACAACAACATCAACAGCGGATTGACATATATCGCCAGTTCAACAATCGGCACCGCGGTAACAAGTCACGTCGTTTCTGGATGTTTCAGCAGTACATACGACAATTACAAAGTGGTTATCACAGGTGGTGTTTCGGCTGCTAACGCTGAATACACATTGCAACTTGGAGGAATTACTACAAGCGTCTATTCCACCGCTGGATATTTCATTTCTTTCGGCACCGCAACCTTAAACGCGTTTGCACCTGCAAATGCAACATCTTGGTATGGAGGAATTATGAGCACCGCTGGATACAGCGCATCGTTTGACATCATCAGTCCAAACCTTGCAAAAGCAAAGTTCTTTGTCGGCAACGACGGCATTTCTTCAACTGGCTTTTATCAGTTCCGTGGCTTTTGCTCGTCAACAGCAGCTGCAACGGGCTTTACCCTTGCTGCATCTAGTAGCACGATGACCGGCGGAACCGTGACCGTCTATGGCTATCGCAAAGCATAACCATGCGAAAAAGCCTGATTCTATTGGTCTTTTTGGGGTCGCTTACCGCTTGTGCAGACCGTGAACGCCTCAACTGCCCACCAACCAAAAACAAAGCCCTACGCGGAGTAACCGAAACAATCTCACCCGACACAACTACACCAACCCTTTACGGCAAAGGCGGAAAGTGCGTATGAAACTACGACCACGACTAACCAACTCAGAAATAAAAGCAAGACTTGTATTGTTCATTGCAATCGGCCTTGTGTTCGTGTTTGTCTTTTCAATTATTGCAATGCTGATAAATCTTCTCTATGTGACACAACCCGTAGAGATGTCTCAGATGGACGCTGAAACTTGGAAAACCCTAAATCCTCTACTCATGACCCTCGGTGGTGCGTTGGTGGGGGTCGTCGCGGCCAATAATTTGAAGGACAAAGAACCACCACAAGAACCGCCTGCGCCATGAAATACACCGGGTACGACAAAACAGCCACAGCCAAAATGGCAGGCACCGAAAAGTTCGTTAATCTCTGTTCTCGCCGTTGGGGCTTTACAAACCTAGGCACGCTAGTGGTCAGAGAAATGCGATCAGGGCAAGGCATGAGCGTGCACGCAACAGCCCGAGCTTGTGACATTGGTTTCCGAGACACAAAAGAGGGACGCGCTGCAGCTGTGCAAGCAATGCAGTGGTTTGTCAAGTATTACAAAGAGCTAGGCATTGAAGAAGTACACGACTACGGCGGCCTAATTAACGGCACGTGGCAGGGCTGGAGATGCAACAGAAACGGCAAGCCAGGCTGGAAAAAGTGGACTGATACCGACAATGGTGGTTCAAAAAACGGACGCTGGATTCATGTAGAACTTGCGCCACAATCAAATGGTGGCCACGCTGAGGATGGCGTAGCGCTAGAGGCTGCATGGCGCGCATTGCCTAAGCCATAAGGATTCCCAGACACTGTTTGAGCAGTGCTGGGGCTAGGTGGTGGGTACTTTGTTTCCATTGGGTATCCACCACCGACTTTCTAAATTGTGTAAAGTAACCATCGCTACTCAAATAGCAGAAAGTCAGAGGAAACATGACATACACCGATTTACCACTATTCCGGGCAACAGACCCTGAAACTTCCCGCCAGATCAGCCCAATTAGAGTTGGCACCCACAGGGCTTTGCTCCTCGAGCAGTACTTTTACGCAACCCTTGGCCTAACCGATGAGGAAGCAGGCGCTCGATCAGCGTTGGCTGGTCACGAAATAAAGGGCTATTGGAAGCGTTGCAGTGACTTGCGCACCATTGGACTAATTCAAGATTTAGGCATCCGTAGAGCGCTCCTGAGTGGCTCTCAGGGCATTGTGTGTGGCATCACCCAAAAGGGCATGGACATGGTTAGGGGCTGGGCATGAAAACGTACACACACGAGCAAATGGTAATAGCCGTACTATTCGGCTGGTGCCTTTCTTGGGCATATTTTAAGCTCGCCAACCGCTACTGGAACAAGTGATGCTTCCCACATGGGGCTATATCGCCCTAAGGTCTAAAGATAAGAAAACCATGGTGCAGGTCTTTACAGACTTGTCCACAGGCCTGATTGTTTATACCCAAGTGTGCACACGTGCACAGTCTTGGCATTCATGGGGGCCGCCAACAGAAGTAGAGA